CGGATGCAATTGCTTTCTCAGCTTCGGGCCATCTGCCTTTGATTACATATCTGGCGTAGTTATATGCAACATCCGGGTTAGATGCAATTGCTTTCTCGGCTTCCGGGAATCTGCCTTTGATTACATCCAAGGCGTAGTTATATGCAACATCCGGGTTAGATGCAATTGCCTTCTCGGCTTCCGGCCATCTACCTTTGATTACATAGCGGGCGTAGTTATACGCTACAGACGGATCAGATACAATTGCTGCTTCGGCTTTCTTAAATAATTTAGAAAGAACTGGATGCTTGGTTCTGAAATAAGTAAGTGTTTCGCCATTAATCGGTTTATCCCTTGCATCCATAAATTGGGTTTTGCCGAAATGAAACTGGTATTTGTCACCCGATTTATCACGCCAGACATATAAAGGATCGCCGGGTTTACTATATACATCGAAGTTATTATCTTTCGTTGCGGCAGTACACCACTTGGTTCCTTTTCCAAGCTTACATGATGCTGCTGCTGTCTCGGGTATAGCCAATTGTCCAAGGGGTCCGTTGTATAATACCTTGCTATTTGGGACAACGGGAAAAGTACCTGTGGTATCTGCGGTATCTGTCTCATCTTTTTCTAATTCGACATTATAAATCTTATCCATTTCGTCTTCCAGAGAACGAAATGTAAATTTATTAATATCTCTCTGTTGCATTCGTCGCTTTGCATTTTCGAATTTCACAAGAACATCATTAATTCGGTTGATGTCTTCTAATCTGAATTGGCCGGCAATGTACTGTCGTGAAAGCCACTCTACATATTGTTTATGCTTAGTAGGATCGATTTGCTCCAAAGATGATAATATAGTATCTATGTCTTGATTTTCATCTCGTTCTGCTGCCTGCACGAGTTTATCACCCAGTTTTACTTGGGTAATATCTCTCTTGTATTCGAGTAGAAGTGTTGTGAATTCGTATAGGCGCATTTTTAGATATTCAGTTGATATAACTATTTAAAAGGGCATAACGCCCTTTTATAAATTTTTAATCTCTGCCTATGCCTATGCAGATGTTAAACTAGCACCAGTATTCTTAATTCTGATAGGGATAAAAATAAATTCAATTGCCTTAACTGGCTGAATTGCAATATCAATCCATAGTTCGTTTCTATCTATACGAGCTGGTGTGTTGTTTGACAAATCGCAAACAACCAAGAAGTCATACAATGCACGAAGTGTGATTAATTCAGACAAGAAACGATCGAATGCATCCTTAACTGCCTTACGTGTTGTCGAATCGTTTGGTTCAAACAAAAACGGCATAGCAAGATTGTTAAGTTGGTAGCGCAAGTAGTTTTCTAGACGAACTACGTTGATACGGTCTGTTGCACTCGAGAATGGCTGACGTGTCTTCTGTCCAAATACAACGATACCGCCTGTAGGCATTGTACGAATTGGATTAATACCATTTTGATATAGAATATCACGTTGGCCTTCATTTAACTTAACGGGAATAAATTGTCCCGAAGAGTTTACGTAACCGACCGCGCCTGCATTATTAACAATGCCGCGCTGCAAACCTGCTGGAGCAAACCACGGATAAGCAACTTGATCGTTATATGCAATTGTACGGAGAGCCATGTGTGTTGGCGGAACCACTACATCTGTTCCATCAACGTTTGTGCTTAGTCCACTTGGATACCATGCACCAAAATACTTACTAGCTGACACAAGACCATCTGCACCATTGCCAAAGGCAACACTTGCGTTGGTTGCCCAATTCTGTAATGCTGTTCCTGTAGCAGATAGCGTAAATGGTGTATCACCAAGAACGAATGCTGTATCCTTACGATCATCATTTAGAACAAGCATTTCGTCGATTGCCTCAACATAACCTGGTGCAGCAATCAAGTTGAAGAACAAATCTTCTGCACGAATTTCTTCGTTTGAAGTAATGTCAGACTGAATTGCACGAACAATCATAATGTTCTGTGCGCCTGCGCCCATGTAAGGTACGCCACCTGCATTATTTCCCGAAACATTAGACCAACGACCCAAAGAGCCGCTGTTTGTGTTGTCTGGCGATGCTGTTATGCTATCAAATACATACGGAGCTTGCCATTCCTTAACATTGTCTGTTGAATAACGTGTATTCCACAACATAAAACCAGCTGGATACAAATCTGCATCTGGTGAATCTGGATCTAAGTCTGGATTACCCGGACCGCCGTTATACTCGCCGGTACCACCTTGTGTATATAGTGGATTTGGACGAGCATCTGTAAAGATAATACCGTGGTTAGATACTTGATCTTCATTATCAACTAGAACCCATGCAGAACCATTCCAGTACTTTATAACAGGATATGGATCAACATCTGTATCTACCCAAATATCATTTGCAATAAGAACCGGAGCAGGAACATTATCTTGTGGATCACTTGATTGTGCATATACTGTTGGATCTAATGGACCCGGTGGTACATCAACGAATGTGAAACCCGGTAGGTTAACGTTCTGCCAGCTACCAGCACCGTCGGCAATAAGAATATCAATAGTTACCTGACCGTTTCCGTCAGTGCCTAATTCGGCATTAAACCATAGTTGACCATTTTCTGGACCCGATGTAGGAACAGTCACTGAGCCAACGATAACTGCCAATGGTGCCCAAATGCTGGTTGTATTTTTTCTAAATTCCAACGAATTTGTTGCAGCAAGCGGCAACAATCCCGAAATTACGGGCTCAATATAAACTTGTCCAGCTGATCCTGTTGGATTTGTGCTGTAATATGTATCTGCTGCTGCATCGTTAATAAGAATCGGTGCTTCTACTTGCACAAATTGTGCTAAGGTTGCATCCATTCTACGAAGTACAAGGTTTGCACCCTGGGCTGCTGATCCGGTCTTAACCCAATATTCTTGTGTTGTTGAAGTCAATGTTAAGTCTGGCCATACGGATTGAATTGTTACGTTGAAAGATGCTGTAACAGTTGCGGCAACTAAAGCAACCGATGGCACTGCTGAAACAGTAAATGTTGTTAAGCCGGTAACCGATGTAATTACTGTATTAGCAGCAAATGTTCCTGTACCTGCTGTAACTACTGGAACCATACCGGCTACAAGACCTGCTGTTGATGGAACAGTAACAATTGTACCAACAGAAGATGCACTTAGCGCAGTCGAGGCATATGCTTGATTTCCAATTTGTACCCAGCCTGTAGATGTTTTAGTCCAGTACGATAGTGTGCCTGATGCTGTTTGAAATACGACCGCATAATCTCCAACTACACCGTCAGTTGGAACAGGAACGTTTGCAATACCTGTTGCAAAATCATAAACAAAGTCTGGTGTTACCGATGTCCAAATTTCGTTAGGGAATGTACCCGCACGAACAAATAGACCATATGCAGAACCGCTCGATGATTCATCAAACCAGTATGTACCGGTTGCTGCTGGACTTGTTGGCTCAACCGGGGTAGGTTCAAGTTGTGTTGTATTGATATCGGCACGAACAACCCTAGTTAGATTTGACAATCCAAGATATGAATAAGCAGCTAATAGACCGTATTCATTCAATGGATATCCATTTAATGATGTGCCACTAACAGAATAGAAAACTGGGTCGCCGAACGTCTGAACTAAATCTCGTTGAGAAGTGATAGACCAAACTTTTCCAGCATTAGCTTTTGTTGTGCCTGGTGCTACTTCTGTTCCATCAGGTGTAGATTTGTCTTGTTGTGTAGCAATGAAAATTAGGGGTACTGTGCCTGGGCCTGCACCGACATTAATGCTTTGATCAATGACTGAAATACTTACGCCCGGTGATACTAGATTGCTAGCCATTTTGTTAATTCTCCGATAAATAATATAAATAGCCACTTGGCTGTTTTAAGTATTTATACAAAGGATGTAAAAAATGACAGGAAATGATGTGGTGATCAATGGCGTTATTTACAAAACTACTAATATACTGAATGGGAAATGGTACATAGGCAAAGATCAAAACAATAATCCCGAATATTTAGGAAGTGGAAAATTGTTGTCAAGGGCAATCGCAAAATATGGAAGAAGTAATTTCAGAAAAGAAATATTATCAGAGGCACACACAGTTTATAATCTATGTGAATTAGAAAAGAAATTTATAAAACAATTTAATGCCACCGAAGATAAAAATTCTTATAACATTGCTACAGGCGGAAACGGCGGCAATACAATTGCCGGATTTTCGGAGGATGAAAGAGAAAATTTCAGCAACACAATGAAGGAAATATATGTAACCATGCCAGCTGACAAGAAACTAAAAAGATCTCAAAAAATATCCAGCGCACTGAAAGATAAACCAAAGACAAGAAGTCATAGAAATAAAATCTCTAAGGCAAAGACAGGAATTAAACAAAGTGCGGAAACTATAGAGAAAAAGAGAGCAATAAGTAAAAAATTATATGACGAAGGTATAATTTGCCCACCGAGGAATGATTGGACAGGAAAAATTCACACAGAAGAGTCTAAGCTAAAAATGTCTATATCCAAAGAAGGTGTAAAAAATGTAAAAAAGAGATTATTTTCACTTGATGAACAATTGCACATTCAGAAATTGTATAAAGAAGGTATTAGAACAGGTACAATTGCAGAAATGTTTTTTACCACAGGCCCCACAATACTACGTTATGTACAAGAAGTAATTTTATAAATAGATAATTTACAATATTTTATCTATTATATTTTTTATCTGAGAGTATAGTTCTTCAGTCGATCCATTATTTTGAACTTCCCAATCAAATCTTGATCCCACCCACGCCCATTCACTAAAATGTGCTGTAGAATATGTCTTTGTCATTGCTTCCTTGGCAAGAGAATTTCCCTTATTTGCCATTAGCGCAGTCTCATACCACACAGGTGTTGAACCACGATTAATTCTTATAAGTTTTCCACCATGTTCTTGAATAAACTTAATTTCATTAGGGAAACGAACATCACTAATAACAACATTCTGATCCGGATTTTTTCTAATTCTATTCTGAACAGTTATAAACCATAGATCCTGCTGGAAATTATTTCTTAGTGCCTCTGTTCCAATAAGTTGCAAAGCAAGACGAGGACTAAAATTAGGTATACCGAGTTTTTCGGACCACCATGTATCAACAATCTCACGCCACTCTCTTGATTCTTTTGTATCACCCTCAAGCATATTGCGTGGCCAATCAAACATTACAGCACAGGCATCTTTAAGACTAGCTGCAAAACTATCTTGCCTAAAACTGTATTGATCGACAAGTTGTGAAGCAACAGTACCCTTGCCACTATTGATGAAGCCGATGAGACCTAAAATCATAAGAACCCCTAGGTTAGTTTAAGTAGTTATACAAAAACTGCTTAGGGGTTAAAGTTTTTGGTTAGGGAATTTGACTCTTTATTTTATCTAATTCTACCATTATATTTCTTGCTTCTAATTTTGATTGATCAATGTCTATATCGAGATCGAAATCATACTCTAGAAATGGTTTCATATCTGACTTCAAATTTTCTATATTTGATAATAATCTCCTATGTCTGACAATACTCTTTGACTTAAGAAGCAAAATATGATATTCTCTTATATCATTAAATTCGTTAAGAAATTCAATTCTCATCAATTCTCATCGTGTATTCCCAATTCTATCTTAAGATCAGACAATTGTTGTTTTAAAATTTTCTGTCTCTCCTGGGACCTTCTGGTCAATTCTTCTATGAATGCAACCTGTTCTTCTATAGTTGGTTTGGTATTAGATGGGTTATTTAATTCATTTATTTTTTTCATATTATTCCTTAACTATTTCAATATTTATTCTATTAGATTCATAATCCTCGTATAATTTTTCTATCGACTTATCACAACCAGAACTCTTACCGTTATTTATTCTTGCAGGCATCAGACGAAGATTAGTCCAGTGACCAATTATTTCAGCAGGAACATTATTATCGAATCCTGCTTTTCTCGAATAGATGTGATCTAGATGATAAAACTAAATCAGCCAATCACGAAGCTATACCCCTCACCGCTCGTGACTAGGTTAAGGAGTTGCTTCTCGAGTTTTTCAATCTCAACTTGTGCTTCCTGTTTCAATGTAGCTCCGTTCAACTGAACATTACCGCTCGGTCCCGGAAATCCTCCAGGAAACTTATCTCTCGCCTCGCCAAGCATATATTTAGAAGTAGCTGTGGCGTAGGAACGCAGCCAAGGACCTGTATAAGGATCATTCATTAAATCATCTTCTGACTTTCTTGCATAAACGCGAACAACAACTTCTTCATCTGCTGTAGGTCTACGAATAATTGTTAGTTTATGATTATTGACATCCCACGTAAAGTTCAGTTGACTTGCGAACAGACGTTCTGTTGTCTCAAGAAACTGATTATAAAGGTCCCAGGTTGCTAATCCACCTGATCTATTTGGTTGTAGCAAATAGATATTATAAAATGCAGCATCTACCGGGTCAAAATTTACCCCGCCATTAGTGTATGCACCAACCCCACGGCGGTATAGACGTCTTACCTCTTGCACTTCCTCTGGTAGTGTATACTCCGTAATGTCGCGTGTGATGTGTAGGAAAATATCCTTCTCAAGATTGGCTCCATCCGATTGCTGACGCAATTTCTGAAGTCCGACCGTAATTGCAAGATTTATGTGTTCCACATCCAATTCGACATCTACAAGGCCTGCCCCAAGGCCAAGTTCGATTTGTTTCATCAATAAAACTCTTGGTGTGATTTGTGCTGACATATTATGTGTTCCTATAAAAATCTTCAAATAAAACTGATAGCGATTTATCTGAGCAACCACCCTTTACTATATTTTCATCATATTTTAACATTCTTAAATTTGATCGGTGGGATATTACTTCAACAGGGATATTTTTATCAAATCCATCTTTTATACTAAAAATATGATCTAAGTGATACAAAGTTCTTCCACGATTGCTGCCATTAGGATTTATAGATGACTTATTTTTCTTATAATTCCTATTAGATAAATTTCTAACATCAATATAATACCGTTCAAATTTAGATTTTAACAAAGGATCTGTTATAATTCCTAATTTGAATTTTGTCTGTAATGTTCTGTGTGTTTTTTCATCTATAACTTCATCAGACAATGAATTATAGTATTCTGTAAGATTATCCTTATGTTCTTGTGTCTTTCCGTAATTATCTACGCCATATCTTTCTAGCATAGTTTGTTTTCTTTGTAGTATTAATTCGGAGTGTGAAAGAGGATGCCCGTCGTATTTTTCTAAGAATGTATTATTCCTTTTTATTTTTACTTCTGCATTTTGTGATGGATTCTCTACACCATATTTTATAATACTTGTATTAATTTTCTTTATTTTTAATTTATGAGATTTTGACGGGTTTGGCACACCATAATTTTCTAAACATGTTGTAATTTTCTGTTTCTTAATACACTCTAATTGTGATATATTATCAACTCCGTATTTTAACCTTACGGTCTGCCTTGATTTATCTTTATTCGCCGGACATTGCTTTGCATTGGCAGAACAACACCACTTATCTGTAGTGACAAAATAAAATAAAGGAATTCTATCACAATTGCGATATTCACAACATTTCGGAGCATTTAATTTTCTATACTCTTTATATTCCTTAATTTTTTTACACTTATTGTTAATCATACCTATATTTATCAATATTTCAATTTAGCCTGCAAGTCCGTTGCCTTCTTCAATACCAATGCATCATCCAACGCATTATGTATATCATAGTTATATTTCAAAACCAATCTTTCTGCAACCTTGCTATTTACATAAACAGGAAAATATTGGTTCTTATGGAGATTTTCTGGCCAGCAATCTTCTAACAATCTTCTCAAATGTGGAATATCCCATCCCGGGTTATCACATGCAAGAATACATTCTTCATTTCTATCTTCAATCCAATTACCTATTTTTAGAGCACAGTCATACCGAGTCATTCTGTAATCACCACCCTTAAGGAACGGTAATACAAAGTTTTTTACAAATTCCGAACAATCCTTTAACTCATAGGTGTCAGTCAATTCAGCATAAAAGAATTGTTCATTCTCATCCACCAGAGCAATACTGATAAGCTTATTGCCTGGAATAAGATCTGAAAATTCTGTGTCGAGAAATAACTTCATCTATCTATTCTTAATATAACATGATTCTCATTTAACTTGCCATTACACGGAATGTCAACTGTGCTTAAATCCTTTAAAAAGGTGCGAAGTTTTACCTTACTTGCCTTCTTGAACTCTGCGAGCGTCTCTACCGGCTTACGGAGTGTTTTTTCTGCTGAATCAGTTGAATAATTAAGCAAGCTTGCTCCTTTAACACTTAGGCCACGTTCGTCAACTGCTTTATACTGAGCAATCTTGCGTGTCTTTGTGTTATAAACCCAGACTTCCTTAGATCCAACAATCTCAATCGGATTCAAACTTACAATACCTAATGAAGAATCTTCCTTCTTATATTTAAGTTTAGATACAAGCTTTTCCTGTGATACCGGTTTCTTCTTGCGTGGTGCTCGTTCCACTTTTGCAACTTCTTGCATCATAACACATGCGGCAAGTAAATTTTTGTGAAATTGATTATACTTTTTCAATTCAGGTTTTGTAAAATTCGAATACCCCTCGGCGAGATCCTTATCCTTCCCCTCCGCAGCCCGATCAATCTCTGCTGCACGCCTTTCAAAGATTGAGTACATAAATCTCATATGTGGAGATTTTAATTCATTACCTTTAAATAGATTAACGAATTCTTCTACTGTCTTTGGTTGAATAGCTTTCTTTGAGAGATAAAAATCATCTATCCATCCCTCTACCTCCCCAGCAACTTCACGTGTCTTCTCACGGAGTCGGTCCTGGATCGTAATAACCATCTTAGGCGTTTCTTCAATGAGCCCCATCGTGCTGTCCTGTTCTTCTTTTTTTCTCACATCCTGACGCATCTCTTCTTCGACAATTATCTTCTCCAGTGCTGGCATCATTTTTTCCATAATATTTTCCGGAATATCACCTGCATGATTTAGAATATACATATACTTACCAATGGTGGTAAATCTATTTTCATTCATATCCTTAATTCTTTCAAGTAATGGATGCTTAGGATTTTGCGTCTTAAGATATTTGACCACTTCTTTCTTCAATTCAATTGCTGAGAGCTCATAATGAGCATACAAGATTGCACCCTCATAATTAGACTTGAAGTTCTTATTGGTCTTTACAACCATTGCGAAGATTGGCCTAGGCCAACTTGCATATGAAGTAACTAATTTTCTACCCACCATGTTAATCTCCTCGTGATACATAGCTATTTTAGCTTTATATAAAACGAAAACGCAACTAAACCGAGTTTAGTTGCGTTTTTGGATTTAAATTCTGGTAAATTTATTCGTCGATTTCCTTACCTTTATGCTTTTCTTTACGGGTAAATTTATTTGATGTGTGGGCACCTGCACCGGAAGTCTTAGCGTTTTTCGCTACAAAATTTCGTACAGGCAGTGATTTAACTACAATTTTCTTAGCAGGTTTTGCTTCAAATAATTCGTACAACCTCATGATAACTCCGGATAAAAAGTACAGGGATAGTAGCGAATTATCCCTGCACGACGCCTGATCGGCGTAACAACAGGTCCTAAGAGTAGTTGTTATACTTATTTATCAGGAATTGATAAAATTATCTGAATCCTTTAAATTTCAAATAGCCATCAAGGAGTCCACGGATATTACCCGAACCTGTTGGATTTTTACTATGAATAGTGTATTTGAAATCGAGTGGCATGGTATTTGTATCCATGTCGTATTCAACTAACCATTTAGCAAAATGATAACCGGTCTTCTCATCCGAATAATCATTAGCATAGTGCATGAGACCCAGGTCGTGATCGAAGCTGATTACGTCTGGAAAACCATGCTCAGTGACCCAGGCTACTGCCTCATCGTATGAACGAACAATTTTCCAATCAGCATGCTGGCTACCTACGCCACCAATAAGCAGCCAGGTGACATCTACTGGCATTCTTTCATCATCGAGAAAAAGATATTTCATGCTATATTGTATCAGTTTTACCAGTCCCTGTCAACCTAATTATTGTATTTGCCTGCTCTACTTCACGCAGAATTGTTAGCCTATTATTCTTATCATATCCAATAAATGCCTTAACATCTTTTGGAAAACAGGTACCACCGTATCCAAATTGCCCATCGGGTCCGGGGACCTGTAAATGGCTTTGCCCAACACGCATGTCGGCGGCAATCATATCCGTAAATAGTTTCCATGTCTCTGGATGTATTGGGCGATCTATTCCGTATGCACCCATATACAGTCGATATATCTGATTCATAAATGCAACCTTTGTCGCAAGAAAAGAATTTATAGCATACTTGGCTAGAGATGCTTCTTTATAATCAACTTGAAAAAATCGACAATATGCAGGGATACTCGAATGCTTCTTATATAGATCTTTTAATTCAGCACAGTCATGAAAATTGCCTGCTGTTATCATAAAATTCTGTTCAATAGCATCCTTCTCCCAGGTTGCTTCCCTAAGAAATTCCGGAGAATAGATATACCGTAAGGGGCCTTCCTTCATCATCGCGGAGTCAGACCCAAATTTTATGTATAAATCGTCAACTATATCTGGCGGCAGTGTGCTCTTTAGTACGACGAGACCTGCATACTTGATGTCTGTTAATTGCTGAAAAATGCTGTAAATAACGCTTGCATCAACGCTTCCATCATCGAGTGTAGGTGCAAATATTGATACAAATGCTAATTTACAATCGTAATTTGGTAGGTCGGCAATAGTTATTTCCGAATATTTCGGATCAATAATAATTGCTTCGGTATTGTTTTCAAATGCTTTATGACAAGCCTTTCCAACAAATCCATAACCTATAAACGCTGTAGTTTTTAACATAATGTTAAAAACTATTTAGTGTTTGATATTTAAATTTCAAAAAAATGCGATAGTAGGTTTTTGAAGCCTACTATCGCACCAAGTATGTA